GTGCGGCGGCTCGAATCGCGGTCTTCGATGATTTCGTCCCCGACCGCGGCTAGACTGATATCGCTAGGAAGCTCTGACTTGAATCGCGTGTATTCGCTGCCATCTTTGCGCTTGATGCGATAAAGCCGCTCGGACTTCTCGCGAATGCGAAAGTACTCAGCTAAGCGGATTTCTTCCTTGTCCTCCCAGTCGATGCGCCATTCATCGCGCCCCGAGTCCTCCCACTGCGCATTGTCCATGCGCGGGTATTGGCGCTTGTACTCGGTGCGCTTCATCTTGGTGCTGATGATTACCCACCAGGCGTCTTGCCCTGCTGGCATGATCGCGCCGGGGTCCATGTAGACCGTGAAAATGTTCAAAATGGGGAGTATTCGCAAATCCTTCTGGAAGCTGTCGGGCGCGACGAACTCAGCGACCATGCGGCAGTAGCCCCACCCGGCGGTTACTGCGCAGTCAGCCGCGGTGTCATAGGCTACGCCGGCTTCTGAGCGATATTCGATATGGCGGCCTATGCCGTTGATGACCTCGGCTATCTCCGTATCTGCCCCGTCGCCCACGGGATGGGATTTGCCTCTCGGGCGCTGCTGTTTGATGTCATTGACCACTCGGCGGGCCATCGCATCGGTCAGATTGATCACGAGTTCTGGCGTCTCAGCACTCGCGGTGGTCACATACGGCTCATCCCAGTGCCCTTCGCCCTCGCGAAAGAGCATGGCGACTTTCGCCTCGCGACGGCATTTGGACTCGGCATCCAGACAGATCTTGAGTCGGTCGCGAGCCTCATCAAAGATCTCGCGTTCCGAGATCGCGTCAAAGTCTGGATCGCGTTCGCTCATGAATAAGTTCCATGATCGCGATCAATGTGCACCGGATCGTCATCTATCCATATATCAGCCTGATAATGTTTACGCTTGGCAGTAAATGAACAGTAAATAATTGGGAAGCCACACTCACCCGCGAAACATGGTAAATCAGGAGAACGGCTAGTCACGATGGTTACTTCATGGCCACGTTGCCGAGCAGCATTAGCGAAAGACATCCATAGTTCAGGATCGGTCGTAATCGTACGATCGAAGTCAATCGCGATCTTCATGGCAATTTCTGCTGCTTCGGCCTTCCTGGCGGCTTCGGCTTGAGCAAATCCCTGATCTCGCGCAGGAGGGCCGCGATCTCATCCATTGAAGGGTTGACCGTTCCACGTGGAGGCAAATGCACCGCATTCGCTTCATCGATGGCGCGTTGCAGATCAGCCACATTACCGGGGAGCAGGTTCATCGATGCATCCATTGATTGGCGCGCGAGCGCATGATCGGCGGCGCAATCACTTGGGGCTTGGGCTCGGCTTCCTTGAGCAATTCGGGGAATAGATCGCTCATGGCCCAAATCATCGCATCGGCACGGTTCGGACTGTGATCGCCGGTAAACCCATGGGTGGTAAAGCCTGACAATTCATCCTCCAAATCGCGGTGAATGCCCACAATACGCGCCTTGCCCGTCTCGAACAATGCGGCGATGGGCTCGGCCCGCACGACCTTGCCACGGCTTGCGGTCAGCTGCCGGAAGGGTACACGGGTTTTTTGCTCCATGGCGGCTGTACGGATAACGTGTGCAACCATGGCTCCCCCGAAGTTCATCTCGCCCACAATGCGATCTGCCCGCTCGCGCAAGTAAGCCTGAACTGCTACCCGTCCCCATGTAGCTGGGCCAGCTTTGCATGTAAGGTCCGCCAGCACGTATCCATTTCCATCGATACCAAGGCCGCAGACCGAGATTCCAATATCGTCATTGTCGATGTTGTCTTCATCATCCGCTCCCGACGGGTCCACCGCCACCACGATACGCAGCATTTCAGGCGGCTCGTCCATAACGCGCCACTTCTCGAGGTTTTCGTCAATGAACAGCGCATTGGGGGTGCTGTCGCGGAATTCCCCCTCGAGGAAGCGCTTGCGCAGCCGTGCGGGGAGGGATTCAAGGGTTTTCAGGTACTCGGGCGATAGATTTTCGAGGTTGTCACGAGGATTCAATTGCATGAAGGCGTAATTGTCAGGATCCGGCAGATACCCTTTCGTCTCAGGATCGGTCTTGGTCTTGAATAGCCGATAGGTCCAATGGCCCTTATCCGGCGGATTCTCATCCATATACATTTTTAGCGGCAGGTTGCGCTTGGTAACGGTATCGGGAATGAGCTGGGCAAGCCGGGTCATGGCCATATTGCGGCTGGCATAGGGGATCTGGCTACATTCATTGAGAAAAATCCCGACGTACTCGGCACCGAGGATCTTCTCAGTCCTTTCCTTATCGTCGAGGCCACCGAACCAAATCTCGGATCCGCCGGGGAATGTTGCGAACCAGTCGGAACGGTTGAGCGTGTAATCGACAGTCGGGAAACAGAGCTTCATGACCTTCGGGAACGTGTCATGAATGATGGTTTGCTTGACGTGGCCAAAGCGAAAGCGCAGTACCGCTTGACGGCTCCCTGGGGCTTTGAGAGCCCTGATCACCATAGCCCGTATGATGAGTAGCGTCTTACCCGATCGGCTGCCCCCGGCAAGCATGATGTGCTGCGCTGGGCTTGCTAAGAGCGCATTGGCCTCTTCCTGCTTGGCCGTGAGCTTGAACATCAGTGATTGTAGGGCAGCTGCGGCGGATCCGGCTCTGAAGCCATCGCCGACTGCGCACCCCAGTCAAATACGCTTTCGCAAAAGGCGACCGTCTCCTCGCGCGTGAGTGCGCCTACCACGCTGATCTTCTGCCCATTGCTGCGGGTCATGACGATGCAGCCCGTCTCGGTAGACATGGCGACAGAATAGGTGGGCTTCTTGGCTTTCTTGGTCATAGATTGCTGTCCGTTTGGCTGACCATGATCGGGTGCGCTGGATCGCCTTTGTGCGTGGCCTCAATTGACGATAAATCTGGTAGGGTTTTCTTCAACAGGCCGAGCGCAGCGGTAACTTGCGATTTTTCCATGTGAATTTTGCCATTTATGTATTTATTCAATCGGTTAACCAACTGACTAGTTTTTATTTTTTCCCGTACCTCCTCGGGATGGTAAAGGTGCTTGCGAGCGGCCATCAGCCGAATCTCTGTTGCTCTGGCTGATACCACTCACTCACGAATTGCTGTGCTGCACCAGCCGATTCAAAATCGATGTAGTTGGCCAATTGCGGATCGGCTTCCTCGCCCAATAGCGTCGCGCGAAACGTGCCATCGCCAAAGCGCATGAGGTCGAGCAGCTGGCCTTTGACCCAGTGCGGCGGAACGTTATGCATCGAGGAATCCCCCATCAAACACTACGCGCGGCATTGTCAAAATGAGCTGGCGCGAATTTGGCTCGCCTCCGTCCATTCGCATTCGATCCTCAAGGAGCTGTCGCGCCATTTGATCATAATGGGGTTTGCGAATATGCCAATCCGCAGGCCGAATAGGCTCCCAATCCACATGAAATTGACGAGCTTCGCCGTTCGGCATATCCCAAGTTGCATCATAACGAATGGGAAATTCATCCCTATTGATAGCGTATTGTTCAACCCATCGAATTTTTAGCTTTTGAGCGCCCCAACCGCATGCTGGAGGGAGAAAAAACGTCCTCGGAGTCTCAATCAGCGCAATGCCGCCCACGGAGACCGCAGTTGCAGCCGCAAGCATCTGCAAAAAGCCACGCCTATTCATCGGTTTCGGTCCCGACGACATCTTGCTCGCGTGCGTGCACGCAGTATTTGTCGCCCCAGAAGAATGATTCATTGTTGTAGCCCTCCAATCGCACGATATCGCCCACCTTGGTTTCACATGGAACAAATGCCATACCGGCCCAGCTCTTGGTGCGCTTGTGCCGATCGCGACTGTCGTATTGAGTCGGGTAATACCCTGGACCGATGGCGAGCACCCGGCCGCGTAGGGTCTTATCCGAAGGCGGCAGGATCAGGATGCGGCTCTGCACCACGTCCAGCGGCTCGACAATCATCTGGTCTCGAAGCGGGCGCAGCTTGGTATCGGCTGGGATGAATGTGATGTTTTCATCATGCATCGCCACGCCGCGGCCTTCGCGGGAGGGGATGAAGCGCTTACCTCGCTGCCTGCGCGGCTCGACTCGTGGCTTGAGCAGCATCAGCGTTTCTTCAGGTGAGCTTCTTTTGCTTCCGAATAAGCGACTGCAAGTCTTTGCTTTTTCTTGGGAAAACTTTTCTCAGCCTCTTTCGACTTGACGAATCTGCCCACAAATTTGTTTAGGGGTTCTCCGGAATGCGGGGTTGGCATTGCTCGCTCCTTGGGTGCG